AACGAGCGCTGCGTATCGTGCTTTCTCTGAGTTCTACCTGTCACAAGAGCCAACCAGATCAATTAATGCCGCTTTTCGTAACTGGAGGATCCGTAGAGGATTTGCGGAGGATCCAAATCGCACAGCAACCGGATGCTGGAAAAACTGGTCTCTTGGCAGAGGTTCTCATGGGGAAGTGTTTGAAGACTCGACAACATGGATCGAGCGGGCTGCCGCATGGGACGAACACCTGATTGCTGCACGACAAGCCGGTATCGAGAAAGTCCAGGCCGAGGCGGATGCTCCCTGGTTAGAAAAGGCCATGCGCAAAGCCGAGGCGCTGGGTCGCCTGGCTGATATGGGGCGCGCTAACCCAGCCGACTTCCTGGTAAGGGAACCGCAGGCCATCACGTTGGGTTCTGGTGAAAATGCGAAAACCATCTGGATTGAATCGGCTTCGCTGAACTGGGAGGAACTGCGCAAACGTGGTTTCTTGGTGAAAAAGATCAGCTTCAACCAGTACGGTCCCATCATCGAACTGAAAGATAGCTCGGGGGCTATTGAGAAGATCGGGGAAAACCTGAATATCTTCCGGCAACAAACCCCGACTAACCTGAACCTCGATCTGTCACAACTGACAGAAGAGCAGCTCGAAAGGATTGCCAATGGCGAAGACCCTGTCACAGTCCTGGCAACTTCGAGCCAAAGCGGAGCTTGAACGGCGACGGCGGGCAAGCGAATCTCCCGCGAATCCATACCAACCGGAACCGGATTGGAGAAAGTGGTTACAGGATCTATTCCCCTCGTATGTGCGAGCTCCATTCGCTGACCGGCACATAGAACTCTGGGAATGGGTAGAACGTTTACAACCAAATCAACGACAGGAAGCGTTCGTGGCGATCTGGCCCAGAGGTGGCGCGAAATCCACTACAGCGGAGCTGGCCTGTGTGCGGATCGGCGCGAAGCGAGCCCGGCGTTACATCTGGTATATCAGTCGGACGCAGGACAAAGCCGATAAACACGTCGAGACCATCGCGGCGCTGCTGGAATCGCAGGCGCTCGAGGCCAGCGACCCCGCGCTGGCAAGCAGGCGAGTCGGCAAGTACGGCAACTCCAAAGGCTGGCGGCGCAACCGCCTGCGCACAGCATCGGGTCTGACCATCGATGCCCTGGGCCTGGATGTGGGCAGCCGTGGCGCAAAGGTTGACGATCAACGTCCAGACCTGATGATCTTTGACGACATCGATGAAAAGCACGACAGCCCGGCGGTGATCAGGAAGTTGATCGACACCATCACCACCACTCTGCTACCGGCAGGTTCTACAGACTGCGCAATTTTGTTCATTCAAAACCTAATACACCCCGACAGCATCGCCTCTCAGATGGTCGATGGCAGAGCGGATTTCCTGATCAACCGCAAAGTATCAGGACCGCACCCGGCAGTTTTGGGCCTGAAGTACCAGCGCGGGCCCGAGAACCGGTTCGTGATCACCGCCGGAGCGCCCACCTGGGAAGGGCAGAACCTGGAGATCTGCGAGGGGCAGATCAATGACTGGGGGCCAACCGCCTTCAAGGAGGAGGCCCAGCAGGAGGTCAACGACCAGGGTGATAAGTTTGACCGGGCCTGGTTCGAGATCGTGCGCGCCCTCCCTGCTGGCTGCATCTTCATCCGCTACTGGGATAAAGCCGGGACCGAGGGCGGCGGGGACTACTCAGCGGGGGTGCTGATGGCCAGGGCCCCAAACGGGCTGTACTACATCGCGGATGTGGTACGCGGGCAGTGGTCTTCCGCCAGGCGCGAGGCGATTATCAAGCAGACCGCTGAGCTTGATAAACAGAGGTACGGCAATGTGCAGATCTGGGCGGAGCGAGAAGGCGGCAGCGGCGGCAAAGAGTCGGCGGAAAACACGATCCGCAACCTGGCCGGGTTCTCGATCCGGACCGAGACCGTAACAGGCAGCAAAGAGGTAAGGGCCGATCCCTTCGCAGCCCAGGCAGAAGTAGGCAATGTGAAATTGTTGGCAGGTCCGTGGAACGCGGATTACTTGAGCGAACTGGCAGCGTTCCCGCTTGGGGCCAACGATGATCAGGTGGACGGATCGAGCGGAGCGTTCAATAAATTGGCGCAGCCGCGCAAAACCAGAATGACGATGGCATGAGGTGAGAAATGGCAGATAAAACAATACGAGTCTATAACCCACATTCGCAGGTGTACGTGGATGTTCTGTATCACGATAACGGCGATGGCACTTATTCCCCTGTCGGGCATGATGCGGCAGCGCTTGCAATGTTAGGAGCCACCAGCGGCGCGGCGGTCGTATCGGACGCGGCTGGCACGCTCCAGCAGTATTTGCGCGGTCTGATCAAGATCCTGGCAGCCTTGTGGATCACGGCGATCAACGCGTTGCGCATCTACAGCGCCCCCAACCCGCAAACACCAACTGCGCACCGTACAAACATCACGGCTGCTGATGTGATGGCGGTTCCCGGCACAGTGACCTGCACCAAGCAAGCGGGCGGGGCTTGCGCGGATGGCGAGTACAAGGTCAAGGTTGTAGCCGTCAACGCGCACGGCAGAACCACCGCCACAGCCGGCAATGCCACGGTAACAACTGAGACCACGAACCTGACGGTGAGAGCGGCTTTTGCCCAGGTGGTTGGCGCGACCCATTACGATGTGTACTGCTCTACGGATGTAGATCCCAAATGGGTAGGGCGCATCACGGAAGCAGAGCGAGCCAGTGGCATCAAAATTACTGCGGTTGGCGTAACGGGCGAGGGCGGCACTGCCGGCGCGGTCGACGTGGAAGTGGTCGGCACCGGGTTGGCAGCGGGAACCACGGCAGCGGTCAATACCGCCTGGGTTATTCCGGCCTCCCCTGTGGATTGCAGCGGGTACACCTATATCGATTTTGATATTACCGCTTCCTGCACCGGCGACGCGGTTGCACCGGCACTTTCCGTGGCTCCGTTCTTCGTGAACAGCAGGGACTCCACCTATTACCAGGGCACGGAAACCGTCATGACATTCGGCGGAACCACTGGGGAATATGACAGCCGGAAACAACGCCTGCGGGTGGAGTGTCGGGGATGCAGCGGCGTCGCGCTGCTGGTACGCACCATCGCAGGAACCGGCATGAGCGTCAATATTGATGCAATTCGGAGCTAACCCTCTACGTAAAGGAGCGGCATGGCTAACATTTTAGAAAGAGCAGCAGCGGGTTTGGGTGGCATGGTAGGCGCGTTTGAGAAGGCGCGTGCGCTCCAGGTATCCAGCCCAAACCGGCCCAACTTCCTGAGTGATTGGGCGGGGAATGAACGCTGGAAGGGCGGCGATATCGGGGAGCGCGAAGCCGCGCAGCGCCGCGCCCTGCAAAACTCCTGGTTTCTTGGGGCGTCGCTCCGAAAAGCGGAGGAAGTATCTGCTGCTGCTGCCGAGGGTTATTCCGTATATCTCAACGCTTCCGGCAAAGACCCCGTTACTATACAGAACCATCCCTGGGAAATGGTCATGCGCAGGCCAAACCCTGTCATGGGACAGGCGTTTTTGTGGCGCTTCACTCAGATGTGGTTGGATCTGGATGGTAATACCTACTGGTTTATCTGCCCGGATCGCAGCGGTAAACCCGCCGAAGTCTGGCCGCTGCCTTCTAACTGCGTAAACGTGGTTCCGGGCGATAAGGATCGCTTTGTTGATTACTACGAGTTTTCATCGGGCGGCGTGATCTGGCGTATCAACAGCGAGTACGTGTGCCATTTCCAGGTGCCGAACCCATTCGATATCTTCCGTGGCCTGTCCTCCCTGACCGCCGGTATGCTGCCGGTGGATTCGGATAACGCCATGAGCTACTGGAATGGGGCGTTGTTCGGTGAGAACAACGTGATGCCGTCCGTAGTGATCAACCTGTCGTCTGGAAATCCAGACGCGCCAATCGATGAAGCGGACCTGCGCGCGTTCAAGAGCCAGCTTCAGACCGAATACCAGGCATGGATGCGCAAGACCGCGGTCACCTCCACCTACAAAATGGAGGTCAATCCCGTTGGTTGGTCACAGAAAGATGCCGATTTCCTGAACGGTCGTCAGTTCTCAAAGGAGGAGATTTTCTTCATCCTGGGCGTACCCGCCGGGCTGTATGACAAGAACGCCACCGAGGCCAACGCCACCGTTGCGAAGGCGCAGCTAAAAGAAGTGATCTGGTCCGAACTGGTGCTACTGGCGGAGCAACTAAACGCGCAGGTGGTCACGCCGTTCTACGGCAGCAGTTTCGAGAGCAAATTCGAAGATATCCGCCTGGCAAATCGCCAGCTTGAGTTACAGGAAGCCGTGCAGGCGGAACGAGTGCTGACGGTTGATGAAATTCGCCAGCGATACTATGGCGCGCCGGCATTGCCGGACGGGCGCGGGAAATTGACAACGCTGGAGTTGAGCAGCGGGATGGGAGCGGCTGAGGCGGAGCCCGCTGGGAGTTCTGAGCAGCCGATGCTCGATAGCGAACCCAGTATGGCGCCACTTCTGCCGGAAGCCGCCCGGGCAGATCTGAAACGCTGGAGGGAGCGCGAGATTCGCGCCGCAAAAAGCAAAAAGAGCCTGGTGGAGCCGTTTGTCTCCAGCGCCATCCCGCGCAAACTGATGGAAAACATTTTGGACGGGTTGGAACTGGCGCAGACGGTAGACGATGTAAAAGCCGTCTTTTCCCTGCCAGACAGTGGGAAGGGCATTCTCCGCTCCTGGCGTCCCTGGTCTGTTTTCGAGGAGCGCCTGACAGACCAGGTGGAAAACTTCCTATCCGATCAGGCGCAGCGGCTGCTGGATGATATCGATATCCAGGCCAACGGCCCAACCGCTACCAGCGACCCCGAGACCTGGACAACAGAGCGGGAACGGCTGCTGCGAGAGATCACGCCCACGCTGCTGGAGATCGCCCGTTCCGCTTCCGGTAGAGTGCGCAACTCCCTGGGCGCTGCTGCCGCCGGGGTGGATTGGAACCTGGCGAACGATCAGGCTGTCCAGTGGGCGCGCGATAACGCCGGGCAACTGGTGCGGCGCGTGACCGATACCACCCGCAAAGAGGTTGCTAGTCTGGTAAGCGAATGGGCGCAGTCAAGCGAGGGGTTGCAGGGTCTGGTTGATCAAATCGCCAGCCTGGGCGATGACGATGCCAGGCCGATTTTCAACCGTGTGCGCGCGGAAAGAATCGCCGTCACGGAAGCGACCAATACCTATGCCGGGGCCAATTCCACTGCATGGTCGGCTGCCGGGTACGCGCCGGCGGCGTACAAACCGGGCGGCCATGTGGGATGCCGCTGTTATATCCAGCCGTTTCGTATGCCGGACGGTACGAAGGTCATGGTCTGGTATACCGCTCGTGATGAGCGGGTATGCGCGCAACCGCTTAAAACCCCGTGGGGCACAGTATCCGGGTGCAGGGCGCTACATCGAACCGTGATCAGCGAGGGGCAGTATATGGGGAAGAAGGTTTAAATGCCTGAACTGGAATGGTCTGGCCTGGAGGAACTAAAACGCGCGGTGGGGCACCTGCCGGAACTGGCTCTCAACGCTGCTGAGCCTGCCATGTTGGAAGCGATCCTGTTCCAGCACGAACAGTTGCCGGAGTATCCTCCTTCCTCAACCGAATCCTTCGCCCCGGATGGATGGAGTTTTGCCTCCGATGCGCAGCGCAAGTTCTTCTTTGGTGCGGTGAAGGCGGGCCAAATCCTGGGATGGGCCTGGGTCAAAGATCAGGTCATGGGTAAGCGCGGGAAGTTGATAACAGATCAGCACCCACAGAAAATTGGCAGTGGGAGAACCGGAACCCTGGGACGAAAATGGACAGAGAAGGTTAGGCGCGATAAATCCAGCGTAACCGGCGTGCTTGGCACCAACGTTCCCTACGCCCCCTGGGTGGTGGGGCCGGATTACCCGGGCGAGCATATCAACGGTAAGCAGATGTACCAGGCCAGGGTACACCAGCGGCGCTGGTGGCAGTTATACGGCGTATTCGATGAGAACGCCGCCGCCGCATGGGACGTGTTTGAAGACGCATTTTTTGAACAATTACGGAAGGAGTGGGAGAATGAAAAATCCTCAAAGCCTGGGTAGCGCTACCGTTTCCACAGAAACGGTAAATCAGGATCACAGCAGCACCGCGATGGTGGGCTTTTTCCTGCCGGTAGACGTTGCCGCAAAACTCGCCATTCCCGAAGGGGATAGCCTCGACGGCCATGTGATTGCACCCGAGGGAATGCACATGACCCTGGTTTTCCTGGGAGATGTGACCGGGCTGGACAGGGCTGCAATACAAGCCGTAATCGAGCGGTTCGCCAGCGCGCGCGCGCCAGTTGATTGCAGCATTAGCGGCATCGGGCGTTTTGCGACGCTTGATAATGGCATGAACCCGGTTTACGCCAGTGTTGACGGCCCGGATCTACCGGAGTTTCGTCAGGCCCTGGCTGAGGAACTGGAGGCAGCCGGTATCGCGGGCCCGCAGAACCACGGATTTACACCCCATATCACGCTGATGTATCTGCCCCCTGAGACGGAGACCCCTGCCATCCTGCCAGAGCCAATCCCGTTTACCATGAACGCGCTGCACCTGGCATGGGGAGAGGAAAGGATCGAAATCCCTCTCTCCGCTCAGCCCGAAGCGGCGAAAGCGATCAACATCGACCCTCAGGAGGTGATGGTTGCCTTTGGGGCATCCGTCAAAGCCCTGGGCGTTGAAGAACGCGGTGGGAAGTGGTTTGGCAAAATCGGCGGCTACCTGGTGCTGTTTGGTGCAGAGGATCGGCGTGACCTGATGGGGGATTGGTTTGCACCCGATACCTATTTCGGACAGGGCGATGGGGATGGGCGTGATGTGATGGTGCATCACGGCACCCCGATCAAATCAGGCGATCCGGCAGCGGATGCGCAGGCCGAACAAATTGCCAACAGGCTGCTACCGCCCATGAAGACCAAAAAGGACGCGCTGGGGATCTGGGCCGAGACTGTGCTTGATCTCTCCGAGGAATACCAGAACTACGTTTACGGCCTGGCCGAAAAAGGCGCGTGGAAATGGTCATCGGGCACGGCGCCGCACATGATCAAGAAGGAGCCGAATGGCAAGCTCACGCAGTGGCCGATTATCGAAGGGTCGCTGACCCCGACCCCTGCAGAACCAAGAATGTTGGATCACCGGGTGGTGCCGCTTAAGGCCATCCTGGATAACCAAGTACCTATGCCAGGCGAGAGCGGTGGCAAAGGGGCAGCCGGGAAGCTGTCCGCCAGCCGGGAGCCTGTCGCAACCGATATTTACTTGAAGTCTCTCAATTTAGGAGCGAAGACAATGAACCTGATCGAAGCAATCAAGAAGTTAGTGCCCGGCCTGTCGGATGAACAGGTGCAGGCGATTGCGGCTGTACTCGGTCTGGCTGGCGCGGTGGAAGAAGCTGCGCCCGAGGCCGAGGAAACCATGAGTGTTGACGGTGCGGTATCCGAGGATATCGAGGAACCGGTACGCTCGGTTGATTTAGCCAAGTTGGCGGAGGCGCTGAAGACGATGGGCTTCCAGCCCAAGACCAACGGTGCTCATAGCAAGGCCGTTACCCGGCCCGTCTATAACCAGGAAGCGCCAGCTTCCAACACCAAAGCGGTGGAGGCGGCTTACGTGAAGCGCTTCGGCGCTGAGGATGATGGCAAGAAAGCCATCCTGTCCGAGGTGATCGGTAAGGATTACCGCCAGCGTGTGCATGAACAGTACCTGGCGTTCGCCAAGTACCTGCGTTCAGGCGACCGTGACCTGACCCGTGAAGAATACCGGGCTCTCAAAACCCTGTACTTCCCGCTCGATTCCATCGTGGATCTGGCGGGTGAGATGGGGATCAGCGCCATCAAGACCACAATGGTCGAGGCTCAGGGCGACCTGGGCGGCTATGCGGTCCCACCCATGACCCAAAGCGAGATCAGCGCGCGCCTACCCGGGTTGACGGCTGTCCGTAACGCCGGTGCCCGGGTCGTCACACTGGCAAACTCCAACTCCATCGAAATCCCGCTGTACGATGGTGGCGACAGCCGCTATCGTGGCAATTTGCGCGGCCAGTGGGGTGATGAAACCCAAGCGCCATCCGAGCAGAACGCAAAGCTCAAACTGGTGCAGGTGGTCGCCGAGATCTATACCTACAAGATCGTGATGAGCCAATCCCTGGTGGAGGATGCTGCTAACCTGG